GAGCTGGCGCCGGTCGGCGTCGGTCGGTGCGAGGCGCATGAGCGCCCCGCCTGGCAGAACCCGTCGGCCCACACGCGGGATCGTCCCAGCGACTGGCACAAGCGCCGCGCGGCAGTGCTGCGCCGGGACCACCACAGGTGCCGGAAGTGCAAGGCCCCTCGAGCGGGGTACGTCGACCACATCGTGCGGGTCGCGGACGGCGGCTCGTGGGAGCCTGAGAACCTGCAGACCTTGTGCAAGGAACACCACGACGAGAAGACCGCCTACGAGAATCGCCAACCGAGGAGTGCCTGACATGCCAGGTGGAGTCCCCCCGAAGCACCCGTCCGCGCGGCAGCGCCGGAACAAGGTCGCGACGACGAAGACGCTGCAGCTCGTCGACAAGCCGAAGATCCCGCTGATCCCGAAGCGCGGCGGCGGCGAGAAGTGGACGCCGGAGGCGCTGCGCTGGTGGCATCGCACCTGGTCGTCGCCGATGAGCTCGGAGTACGACGAGTCGGACTTCTCCGGCATCGTGCGCCGGCTGTACCTCGAGGACGCCTACTGGCAGGCGGTCCACATGGGGGCGATGCTGGCGGCATTCAAGATGGCGGCTGAGATCCGCATCCAGGACACCGAGTACGGCCTGACTCCGATGGCGCGCCGTCGCCTGCAGTGGAGCATTGAGCAGGCTGAGAGCGCGGAGGAGAAGACGGAGGCGCGCCGGAAGTCGAAGCGCGCCGAGCAGGGGCCGAAGCCGGTCCCCGCTGTCGATCCGCGAGCGATGCTGGCCTGAGAGGAGGCTGCCATGACTCAGACACTGGTGATCGTCGACACGATCCTGCTCGTCGTCATCCTCGTGCTGCTGCTCGTTCGGCGGTGACGGGTGATCCAGTACGAGTGGTGCAAGTACGAGGGATGCCACCAGCAGGGCAGTTTCCGGCAGGGCTACTGCTTCGTCCACTACGTCGAAACCTTCGTGCCGAAGGTGGTGACCCGTGGCGACGCTGATCATCCCGCGCCCTGACGAGGAGCCCTGGCCGACGCTGGGCGAGGATCTGTGCGAGTGGATCGAGGCGAACCTGACCTACGGGCCGGGTGACATGCGCGGTCAGCCGTACAAGGTGGAGGACGAGTTCCGCGCGCTCATCTACCGGAGTTACGAGGTGTACCCGCGAGGGGGCAAGGGTGAGGGTCGCCGCCGGTTCAACCGGGTGGCGTGGAACATCAGGAAGGGCACCGCGAAGACGGAGAAGGCGGCGATCCTCGCGGCGTGCGAGCTTCACCCGGACGCGCCCGTCCGATTCGATGGCTGGGATGCCTCTGGTCAGCCTGTGGGTCGCGGCGTGGTGGAGCCGTATGTGGCGATGGTCGCGTTCACGCTGGAGCAGACGGAGGAGCTGGGCTTCAACGTCCTGAGGACGATCCTGCAGGACGGGTCGCTCGCCGACGACTTCGACATCGGCCTCGAGCGGATCGTGGTGCTGAACCAGCGGGGCCACGCCGCCGGCAAGGCGGTGCCGCTGACGGGTGCCCCCGGCGCGCGTGACGGAGCGCGGACGACGCACAACTCCTTCGACGAGACCCACCGGATGACCAGTCCCCGCCTCATCAAGGCGCACACGACGATGATGCAGAACACCTACAAGCGGCAGATGGCTGACGCGTGGTCGCTCGAGACGACGACGATGTTCGACCCGACGGAGCTGTCGGTGGCGAAGGACACGCACGAGTACGCGCAGGAGGTCGCCGAGGGGAAGATGACGGACTCGCGGCTGTTCTACTTCTACCGGCACGCGCCCGACGAGATGCCCCTGGACACGGTGGAGCATGTGACGGAGGCGCTGGTGGAGGCGTCGGGACCGGCGGCGGCATGGTCCGGTGACATCGACGGCCTGGCGAAGCACTGGTTCGAGCCGAACACGGACCAGCAGTACTACCGGCGGGTGTGGCTGAACCAGAAGGTGTCGGGCTCGGGGAAGGCGTTCGACTCCGTGGCGTGGGCCGACAACACGGATGCGATGCATGTCGTCGCGGACAGGGCGAAGATCGCCATCGGCTTCGACGGCGCGAAGACGCAGGACGGCACCGCGATCATCGCGTGCGAGCTGGCGACGGGCTTCATGTGGCTGGCGGGGTACTGGCAGTCGGACGGCTCCGACCCGGACTGGGAGGTGCCGACGGACCAGGTGGAGCAGGTGCTGGAGCAGTTGTTCGAGCGCTACAAGGTGCAGCGGCTCTACGCCGACCCGTACTACTGGACGACTGAGGTGAAGGCGTGGGCGGGGCGCTGGGGCGACAAGGTCGTCCTCGAGTACGCGACGACGCTGTACAAGCGGATCGGGCTGGCGTGCGCGTCGTTCGCGGGAGCGATCAAGGCCGGTCAGGTGCGACACGACGGCGGTTCCAAGCTCGCGGAGCATATTGGCAACGCGGTACGGCAGGATACGAACCTGCGAGGGGACGATGATGTGCCCTTGTGGACGATCAGCAAGGAACGGCGCGGCGGTCCCCTGAAGATCGACGCGGCGATGGCAGCGGTCCTCGCCTGGCAGGCGGCGAACGACAGCATCGCCAAGGGTGCGCTGAAGGGCTCATCCGGCGTGGCTTCATTCAACTAGGAGGACTGAGATGACCGAGGACGAGCTGCTGAAGCGCCTGCTGGACCGACTGGTCGCGCAGAAGCGCGAGGTCGACATTCTGGAGGCGTGGTACGGCGGCGACCATCCGCTGCCGGCGGCGTCGGCGACGAACAGCGACCTGTACCGCCGCTTCCAGGCGATGTCGCAGTCCAACTACGTCGGCCAGGTTGTCGACGCGGTCGCCTCGCGGATGTCGATCGAGGGCATCAGGATGGGCGACGACGACGTCGATGAGCAGGCGTGGGCGATGTGGCAGCGGTCCAACATGGACGCGAACCAGACGATGCTGCTGGAGACCGCGCTGTCCTGCGGCCTCGCCTACGTCAGCGTGTGGCCCTCGGCTGATGACCCGCTGGAGATCGACTGGGCGCCGGAGCATCCGTCGGAGGTCGTCCACGAGATGGTTCCCGGCTCGCTGCGGACGGTGGCGCACGCGCTGAAGGTCTTCGAGGACGACGGCTTCTGGTCGGCGACGCTGTGGACGCGGGAGTCGATCACGTCGTACCGGGGTCGCGGGGACTGGGATGGCTGGTCGCTGTGGGAGGTGCAGTCGTCGGACGCGAACCCCTACGGCGTGGTCCCGATGATCCCGCTGCTGAACAAGCCGACGATGCGGGGCCGCTGGTCGTCGGAGATGAAGAACGGCATCCCGATCCAGCGCCGCATCAACCAGACGCTGCTGAACATGATGGTCGCGGAGGAGTCGGTGGCGTTCCCGCAGCGCTACGCGACGGGTCTGGAGATCAAGAAGGACGAGGCGGGGAACCCGGTGCGGCCCTTCCGCTCCGGCCCGGACGGCTTGTGGGTCGCGGAGGACGAGCAGGCCCGGTTCGGTCAGTTCACGGAGAGCGAGTTCTCCGGCTACCTGAACGCCATCGGCTCGGACGTGGAGATGCTGGCGGCTGTCACCGCGACGCCGATGTTCGCGATGTCCGCGAAGCTGTCGGTGCCGCCGAGCGCGGAGGCGCTGACCGCGATGGAGTCCTCGCTGGTGAAGAAGATCGAAGCGCGGCAGCGGATCTACGGCGAGGCGTTCGAGGATGCGTTCCGGCTGGCGTTCAAGATGCTGGGCGACGAGCGGTCGAACGCGGACGACGCCGAGGTGGTGTGGGCTGACCCGTCCATCAAGTCGGATGCGGCCCTGGGCGACTACGTCACGAAGGCGGCGTCCGTCGGGGTGCCCCGTCAGGTGCTGTGGAGCAAGCTCGGCTACTCCCCGCAGGAGATCGCGCGGATGGAGTCGATGGCGATGTCGGAGGCGTTCCTCCAGCTCGTCGCGCAGGTGGGCGCACAGGGCGCACAGCCTGTGAACGAGGCGCCGGATGCCGTCACCTGAGGCTCGGGCGCTGAGCCTGCAGCAGCAGTACGCCCTGGAGATGATCGCCGCGCAGGCGGGGATCGTCGCCGGAGCGATGATGTACCAGGCGTCGCAGTCGACGTCGCGCGAAGAGGCCGAGGCGATGGCTGACGAGTGGTCCGCGCTGCTGGCGGGGGCGATGATGGCGGCGGCGGCGACCCGCGTCGGCTACCTGCAGCGGTACGCCGCTGCGGAGGGCATCGACCAGTTCGACGTGCCGATGGAAGTGCTGCGCCCCACCGTGCAGGACGTCCTCGTCGGCGGTCAGGGCTCCCCCCTCCCACCTGCTCGAGGCGTGGGAGCTGGCCTGCCGGCGATGCCGCAGGAGGCGCTGCGGCTGCCGTCCAGCCAGGGCGCGATGTGGTCGGCGCTGGCGCAGTTGTCCAAGGATCTGGAGCAGGAGAAGCCTGACGCGTTCGGTGTCGCGTCCCGTCGGATCGTCGACTACACGGAGTCGACGGTGACGGCGACCCCCGACTATGTCGACGCGATGCTGCTGGGACCGAACCGGCAGATCATGGCGCTGCGCCGGGTGACGCATCCGACGGCGTGCAGCAGGTGCAAGCGGGTGGCGGGGGTGCTGGTGTTCAAGACGGCGCCCCGGCTGCGGCACCCGGCGTGCCGATGCTCGTTCGAGCCGGTCCTCGTCGGCGACCCGGAGTACGCGGCCAGGCTGGCCCGGTACACGGCGAACGCCCAGTTCAATGAGCCCGGTCCCTACGCCCGTGACCGTCGCTACCGTGGACGTCAGCAGCTCGCCGCCCTCGAGCAGAGGATCGACGACGAGTTCGTGCAGGACGTGTGGAGCCAGTTCCTGCGTGATGAGCAGGCTAGGCTCGCCAAGGTCGTCACCGCTGTGCCCAGCAACCAGTACCGCAACTGGGCTGTGATGACGAGCGCGAAGATCACCGAGAATGTCCCCTCCGGCGGCGACTGGCTGCCGGAGATCGTCCGAGATTGAAGGAGCAGAGCATGACTGTTGAGACACCCCCCGTCGTGGAGGAGACCCCTCCGGCCCCGCCGGCGCCCCCCGCCGACCCGCCCCTGGGCGACGCTGGCCAGGCGGCACTGAAGGCTGAGCGGGAGCGCGCCGACAAGGCCGAGAAGGCCCTGAAGGCGCGGGAGGCCGCTGACGAGAAGGCCCGGATCGCGGCGCTGGACGACAACGCCCGTGCGATCGAGGAGGCGAAGGCTGCGGTGAAGGCCGAGGTCGCCGCCGAGTACGACGCGAAGATCATGGGGCTGCGGGTCGCGGCCCGAGCTGCCGGGGACTTCGTCGACACGGAT